TAGAGGCTGTCGGCAGTACCGAGTCTTACAGCAGTACTGTTCGCCCTCAAATAAGCCTTGGTCTGCCCCGAATTATAAACAGAGAAACCATCTGTGGCATTGATTACTATATTGCCCTCTTGAGCTACAGCACCTATCCTTGCGGAATTGCCTGCGAAGTAACCTATATTCGTGCCGTCATCACGGAAATTGATCTGCGCACCGATATGGACATTCTTGCCCGATGACGCTCCTATTCGTGACTCTGAACCGAAGTAAGCCACGGATACGGGTGAAGCATCATCGGTTGTCTTCTTGAATATCTCAACCCCCGTGGGGTAGAGATTAATATGCCCGTCATCACTTGCCCCTATCCTTGAACTTGCTCCGAACCACGCCACAGATGTGTTAGTCTCGTCAAAGACTTCCAAGCCGTTATATGTTCCGCTTTGCAGTAAGACCCTTGTGCCGTTGGCTTGACCTAATCTTACATAATTCGCAGTAAACACGCCCAATTCTGTCAGCCCGTCTCTTATAGCAATCCCGTTGGATCGTGCAAGGAAGTTACCGCCTGAAGGGTTCTGCAGGAAGTCTGCGCTGGGTATTTCCGTGATATGCGCTCCCGTGTCAGTCCCCTGCCCTGTGTACCAAAAATACTGCGCTGTGTCGCTTGCAAGGGTTTTGGCGGTCTCTGCGGTCTCTTGGGCTTCCTGCGCCACTTCCAGCGTTCTCGCTACTCTCTGCGACAAGACTCCTTGGAAATGAGTCTCTTCATCTGCAGTCGTCTTGCCCTCTGCTACGATGTTGGTAGCGATACCGCCATCAAATATGATTTCGATGGACATGCAAGGTACTATGAAATCCACACCGCCTGCAGTTACCTTGACAGCATCCCAAGGCTCTAATAGCGGAGTGCCATGAGCCATGTTCAGTGTGCCTGCACGATGCGCCCAGCCACCGATCTTTGATACCATTGAATCAAATATCGTTTGAGTCATATACTCGTTAGCGTATTCGTATAAGCCATTCCCGTATACGAATTTCTCTGCACCTTCATCGCCTACAGCAATCGACTTGTAGCAGGTGATGCCATCCAGTGTTGATTCTGCATCCAGCAATGTAGGAAGGGTCTTGAAGTCGTTATCGTTTGCTGTGTAAGCTGTAGCAGGGTTTGTTGTTGAATCGCCCTCTGCGTATACATCAAACGATGCCAGTACGATACCACCGGCATTGTCCTCGGTAACATAACCGCCTACCAGACCAGCTACTATCTGCAGGACTTCCAAGCAAGTCCATCCCGTTAAGCCTGATACTGTGCCAGCCAAATCAAGGTCGCCCTTTATTGTCACATTAATTCCTGTCGCTGTTGCGATGGTGTTTAACACCTGCGCAATGGTCTGCTCCTGATCGGTAGGATATAACCCTGTTAACAGGGATAATCTGCCATATGCTGTGATATATACAAGTGTACCCTGTACCTGCGGTTTGATTACTGTGAAGTACCCAATATTGATGTATTCATAGTTTGGATCATCTAATGTGCCGGTATTCACTCCTATCTGCACAAGTAGTTCCTTGCCATTAAGGTTGTCCATCACATCCCCGTCATAGTCGATGGTTGCTGTGATGAAAGGGGAATACACCACACCCAAATTGAATTCGTCAGCACCGCATGACCCTTTGTTTACTTTTAATGCTCTTACACTTCCACCAACCTCGGTATTGCCATCCATAAGCCTGACAATGAATGATCGTGAATCAAGTGCCAGCGCATTCCTTATTGATTCTGATACTGTAATCATGTTCGCCCCTTACTGTTGGATCAGGTCAAACGATGCAGATGAATAATACCAAACACCGCCTTGGTTACCGCCTATTTCTCTTTCGATGTTAGACCGATAGCACTTGGCATTCAGTATGGTAGACCCGTCCAATTTCAACAAAACTGTGTTAAAAGCAGATGTCTCAAGGGCATCTCTTATGGTCTCAAAGTCAGTTTTTTTGATCCAAGAAAAACCAAGGGATATAGTCTTCTTTTTCGCCACTATATCCCCCAGCATTTTCCCTGATGATGCTGACCTGCCTGTATTGGATGACCATATTAATTCATCGCCTATCTTGACCTGAGTTAAATTGTTTAAAGGCAGGGTCACCCCTGCCACTTGTAATGTCATTGCCATTGTTATACCTCTATAGCCAGCCTGCCTGTCGCTCTTGTGTTCCTGTTGATCTGTTTCACCACTACATCGGTGATTGCCTTGCCATCAATATAAGTGTTGGTGTCAATATCCCCTATAGCGTTTAAGATAGCATTCAACAGTGCGATTATCTGTGGATCAGTATGACCTGCTGATGCCCTGTCAGCCATCGCCTGAAGTTTGGATTCAGGTGCTACGATTTCGCCTTCACGGGTGTTATCACCTATAACCGCCAACCTTGGTGTATTCCTTGCTACATAACCGCCCTGCGCCAAGTAAGGTATCTTCAACCCCATATCTTTCAATACTTTAGGGATATGAGCATTTACCTTGTCGATTACATGGGAGTTGATCCAGCTCTTCAGGTTCTCGCTCGCAGTTGATAACTTAAGTGAAAGTGATACCACCTTGTCTTTGAAGTGTGACATCAGCCCATTCCAAGTCTTTTTCAGGTCATCCCACTTTGAGGCTACCTTTGCTTTCATCTCTGCTGTTCTGCTTGTGATGTGTTTGGTTATCTTATGCCACTTCTCTTTTATGTCGTCCCACTTGGTGGCGATAGTCGCCTTCATCTGCGCAGTGATGTTGCTGATATGTTTGGTTATCTTGCCCCACTTTTCTTTGATGTCGTCCCATACTGTGGCGACTTTGGCTTTCATCTCTGCGGTTATGTTCTTGATCTTATCGGTGATGTTAGCCCACTTCTTCTGCAGGTCTTCCCATTTTGAGGCTACCTTTGCCTTTAAGTCTGCGGTCTTGCCCTTGGCATTGCTGATCAAACTCTCCCAAGTCTTCTTAATGCTGTCCCATTTTTGAGTTACTTGGGCTTTTATTTCTTCAGCCTTGCCCTTAGCGTTCCCTATCAGGTCATTCCAAGCCTTTTTGATGCTGTCCCACTTCTGCGTTACTTGGGCTTTAAGCTCTTCTGTCTTGCCTTTAGCATTGACGATCAAGTTGTTCCAAGCGCTCTTGATGTCATCCCATTTCTGCTTGATCTCGGCTTTCAATTCTGCAGTGCGGTCTTTGATGCCTTCCCATAAGCCCTTTAAGGTCTCCAAAGCGCCTTCGACCTTTTCCTTGGCTTCTGCTACCAATTCAACAGCCTTGTCCTTTACGCTGTCCCAAAGCGCTACAAAGGTTGCTACCTTTTCAACCACTTTGCCCACAGCGCTCAAAAATGCCTTCTTAAGGAAGTCTGCTATGGCTGACAGCACCTTCTTGACCTTTGGTGCATACTTATCAACAAAGGGCTTGATGTTCTTTTGATAGACTTCACCTAACCTCTTGCCTAAAATCTTCAGCACCGCAGACATGAGCCTGAATTTGACGATGCACCACTGCAGGTACTTGATGAGCATGTTGCCTATGAACTTGCCTACAGGCACAAGAATCTTCTCCCAAAGCCACTTTGCTATAGGCTTAAGGAATTCCAATGCTGATGTCAAAAGCTCGATACCGCTTGCCAATAATTCCACCAAGACGGGTGCAAGCTTCTTCATCGTCCACTTTCCTAAAGGCTTCAGAACTTTATTCCAAACATAAATCCCAAAGTCTTTGCCCACCTTCAAAAGCCCTGATATGGCTGTTTTGAGTCTCTCAAAAGCATTTATAAGGTTCTTTGGTAGTTTGATGCGTTTAAGGGGTTTCTCGATATTCTTCGCTACATCAGCTCCGCCTATATCGATTGAACCGCCACCACCGACAGTTCCGCCACCACCACCTGAATTACCGCCTGCATCCACATTGGCTTCCAGTTTGGTTATCTTGTCAAAGCCCATCAGTTGGCGCTTTAATTTACCGACAGCCTTAGATGCCTTGTTGGCATTTCCTGTGGAATCGTTTAAGCCTTCTGCAAGCCCGTCTGCATTCGCTCCTGCTGTGCCTAAATCTGCAGATACCTGTGCAGTGGAGTCATCCATCTTGATTCCCGTTAATCGGGAAAACACATTATTGAACTTTTGAGCCAGCACAGTCAAACCGCTCAGGATGGTGTTGATCATCTTGACCACGGGCATTAAGACCGCTATAAGTGATTGACCTATAGTGGCTTTTAAGGTATTGAAGTTTAGATTCAATACCCTGATTTGATTAGCCCAAGATGAGCCTAATGTGTTAGCAAAGTCGCCCTGTGCGAATTTTAACTGGTTTAGAACAAAGGCATATCGCAGTGATACCTTCTCGGCTTCTGTCATCTGCTGGACAGTCTTGCCGAATCCGTTCGCCATTGCGTACTGATTTAAAGCGGTTTGTGTCATTACGACACCCAAACCCTTCAAGGATTCAGTTTCGCCTGTGAATACGGATTTTAACTTGGTAAAAGCCTCGTCCTGTGATGTGTTATAAAAGGATGCGACATCACCAGCTAATCCTGCTAAAGTGGTGGACATCTTAAAGGCTTCTTTTGTGGTAAAGCCAAACGATCCAGCCATAGCACCGAATGTGCCTGCGTAGGATTTCGCCATTGTTTCGCTCAATCCATAGGCACTTGTTGCGCCTTTTGCCCACTCATCGACCTGTTTTTGCATTCCTGCAAATGCCTTGCCCGTGACATTGTTGACCTCGTTTAGATCACTTGCAAGGTCTGTGCATGCCTTGCCGAATTTCATTAACCCAGCAACAGCAAATGCACCGCCTATGGCTTTGCCTATCTTACCGGCTATACCGCCTAATCCTTTTAGTGACTTTTGGTATGGAGCTGTATTGGCTTTGACATCTAAATAGGTCGTACCTACATTTGTCCCACTTATTGCCATTTAATCTCCTTTCGTGTAGTTTTCGGCAAACGATTTCTGCATAAATGCCAAAAACTCAGTTACTTCCATACCTGACTTTCTTTTAGCTAACTTGCGATGCCAGTCACTCCTGATTTTCTTCTGCCCCGTAGTAAAGTTCTTCAGCGCTTCAGGATCGTTTTCTGTACGGATTTGGACAACCTTCACCAAGGGTGTATCCTCGTTCAGCCCGTTCAGTAAATCGGCAAACTCGTCCCAGCTCATCTGCTGGAACTCATCCGACTTGATCCTGATACCATACTGTTGCCGGAAACTTGATACTATAAGGGCAAAATCGTCAATCAGGTCATATCCTGCATCGCCTGAGCTTCCCCCTGCTCGCCACCTACTATCAGGTCGCTCGCTTCCATGACTAAAGTCATGAAGTCATTTAAACTCAGCTTGAGCTTTTCAAGTTTCTTCAGCCCGTCCTTGCCAAAAATCAAGGTAGCGCATTCAAGTACAGCATCTGCTGTCATTTCTTCGCCATTCCCTATGAGGGACATCATCTTGATCGCTGTTGTGGCTGAGTCGTCTACTGTAAGCTCAACATCTTTGATTTTGATTACAGGGGGTTCTGCAAAAGTCAGTTTATCTGTTATGTCGTATACTCTCTTCATGTCTCCGTTTCCTTCCGTTTTAAGGGCTAAAATCATCGATTTCAGCCTGTTTCATCGTGCTATTGATAAATTCTCAATTAACTACAAATTAATTATATAATCGCTTTAAATACGACAAAAGGGCAGGTCAAAGCCTGCCCTTGTCTTCTTATGCCGGTGTGTAGGTCGGTTTTCCGTTAGACATTACATCGAACTCCAATGGAGCTACTGCTGTAGAGTCTCCTGCACCCATATTTGTGATGTTGAAAACTGCATCTTCCATCACCAGCTTACCGCCATCAGGGAATGTCCATTCAAAGTATCCCTGTGCATCCTGTCCGTTGCTCATGAACATGCCAGCAACAAAGTCGTTGCCTGCATCACCGATATTTCTCTTTCCTGTTACGGAAATAGTGATGGATTTTGCTGTCATCAGTCTGCGCACCCAGCCCTCTGTAGTAAAGGGAGTCCATTCCTCGACACCATTGTCGATGGATACAGAGAAGGATTCACAGTCTGCAATGGCATTAGGTGCTGTTGAATTAGCGCCAACCTTAAACTGATTTTCATAGCAGGGATATACTCCGCTTGTTACAGCCATAATTTACTCCTTTCTATTTTTGAAAGTAAAAGTCAGCCCATATAACTCGCTCATAGATTCCAAGATCATCTGTGCCTAAGTCTGCCGGTTCGGGCATCCTCAAATCTATGTAGTTAACAGGCTGACTGTCAATAGTTACATTTTGTGCGTTTAATAAGGCATCATATAGGGCTTCAGCACTTGCTTCAGTCTCCTTGGCATTCTTATTCCAATGTATGAGTATTGAGATGTGTTTTACCTTTGTCTTAGTGTTAACTTGCCCACCAAGTTGAGTCTGCGCTGTACTGTAATCAGGTCGCTGATATACTCCTATTGATTTTTCCTTATTGACATCGATTTTCCCGATAGAGAAGTGTTCACCTACTCCAAGGGTCTTGATATAGTCTCTTATGCTTGCCAGTGTCATCTTCCATTCCTCTTCATGAACTTTTGAAACCACCCTAATACCTGATTGAATTTTGCGCCCCCGTTTTTGTAAGGCTCAAACCATCCAGCCCCTGCCTGCTCATTCTCAAACTGTGAGAAATGGAACTCAGGGTGATAGTATAACCTCCTTGCATATGGAGTGCTTGATACGATGTGCGCCACACCTTCTTTGGAGTCGCTTATATCTGCAAATGTGCTGTCATTCTGCAGTTGTCCTGTCTTGAAAGGCATAGTCTGTGACAGCCTCACATCAGTCACCACCTGTTCTGCGGTTTCTTCAAGTGATTTCCTTACTGTCGCATCCACCTGCATCAAGCCTTTGATATTCAATACTGTGATTACATCTTTCATCGTATATCAATCCTTGTATAGTTTACTGTCCCATCAGGGTTTCTCGCCTTCTCGCCCGTCACTATCGTCCGTTCTTCACCGAATATGGTGATCGTACCGCCTGATATGACCGCCAGTGTAGGTGCTATGTCGCCATCAAAGTAGGCTGTGCCTGTTAGATCAGTCTCAACCTTATCATTAGTGACTACTCGTCGTGCGTTATCTTGATAGTTACACAGCCCATCGATGTGGAGACCTTCAACAGGCGCGCCATCTTCATCGATACCTTCAAGGGCGACTGAAACGGAAATAGGTGTAGAGAGGGCAAATTTACGCACCAATTTAGGATACCTCATATCATCACCTCATTAGGGTAGATCATGTTAGTGGCTAACCCAGTAGCCAACAGCATTCTGTATGTGGTATTCTCCATTGGTACTCCATTATGGATTCCATAATAGGAGCTGTTGCCAAAGCCCATAGACACCCCATTTATTGAGTATGAGTCTAAAGGGCTTTCAAGCACATCTGCATTGCTGATTTTAAAGTCAGCCTGTTTACAGCATACCCTCTTTATCTGTTCCTTTTGAAAGTCTGTCAGCTTATCCCAGCCTATGCGATTGATTCTGTAGTATGTTAATGTGTCGATATCATTGGATGCATCCTCAAGGTATCGCTCAAGCTGGTCAGGGTCTTCGATCTTGCCCTTATATTCCTCATAGTAGTAAGTGGTGTCTGCGTACATTGGTTACTCCTTTTTGGTCTTTGCAGTCTTCTTAAGAGCCTCTAACTCTTCTTTTACAGCCTTCAGCTCTTCCTCAAGTGCTACATACTTCTCGATAGGTACAGTCTTGCCGACACCATAGGCGATAAGGTTGCCCTTATCGTCATAGATGTCAAAGCCTCTTCCTCTGTACTCATCCTTGGTATTTTCGTCCACTGTGTACACTGCATTATCTTTTATAGCCAGCATATCTGTCTCCTTTCAGCCTTGTTTAGGCTTCTACATTCATCTGTATTCCTGCAAGTCTTGTCTTTACTGCGAAGATATCCCAGTAACATCTGTTCTGATAAATGTAATTATCAGCAGTGTAAGGATCATTGCCGGGTTCGAATACTCTAATGTACTCATACTTCATTCTGCCGATTACAGCATCAGGATGTACAAGGATCATGTTGATCTGCTTTGCACCGGTTGCAGGGGTAAATCCTGTGGTGAAGTTGTAAGCTGTTTTGAATCTTGCAGAAGGCACTTTGATAAGCTGTACATCATCAAGGCTGTGGATCTTTCTGTTAACAGCCTGTGATCCTGCGTTAAGATTGATAACTCTCTCAATGCCCTGTGCTTCCTTGAGGAGCTTCTCTGTGGCAGGGGTAAGGTAAAGGAGTCTGCCTTCTTCAGGTACTCCAGCATCATCCATAGCGGTCATGTAGTTGTCAAACAGGGTGAGCGCATTTGCTACTGTGGGAGCAGTTGTGTCAGGTGTTACAGAAGCATTGGTAAGCTCTGCATATAACTTGGAGAAGGTGTAAGCATCTCTTTCAGGGATAGCATGCTCTCTCTCAAAGACATTCTGTACATTTGCAATGGATACAGTAAGGTTTGTCTCATCAACATCCATGGGATCAAGTGCATACTCAACATCTCTGTCATGTCCAAGCACCATAGGTGTCCATGTATTGGTTACTGTTCCACGGTTGAACTGTCCAGCCCTTGTGTGGTCTTTGTAACCAGTAAGAACGATGTTGGGTACTTTGATCGTCTTTGCGTTCATGAAGGTTACTTCAGGGTTGGAGTTATAGAGTCCAAATGATCTCTGCTCTGCCTCAAACTTCTGTAAAAGCATAGGCTCAAATTTTTCTGCATAGCTAATAGGCATAGTTTTTTCTTCCTTTCTTTAAATTATTCTCTGTGTTGTTCGTTTGTTGAGGAAAATATTTGAAAGCTGTTCCTCTACAGCCTTGTTGTTGGAGTCCTTGTCAGCCTCGCTACCACCAACTTGGAAGCCTCTGTTTTCCTTTGCTGTTGGTTTTAAAGCAGGAATGTCTGTCAATACCTGATTAAGTGCCTTATTGACTAACTCGGTATCGATTGTTCCATCTGCCTTATAAACCTTGGTAAGGTCTGCCATCTTCTTGATGTATGGCATTGATTTGGAGTCTAACCCTAATTTGAGGGCTTCTTCTGTTGCTACCCTGTCAAGGTTGTCCTGTGCTATCTGTGCCTGTAAGTCAGCGATTTGCTTACGCATACCATCCACATCGGGTTTTTCTGCTTCTCGCTTGTCTTTAAAGGTCTTGATAGCCTCTGCCATCTCTTCCTGTGAGAGTCCCTGCTGTTTCAGGTAGCTTTTAATGACTGT